GATTATTCAGACACTTGATTCTACTGATGTAGATATGGAGTGGTTAGTTGATACGACAGAAAAGTTTTGTAAGGACAAAGCAATCTATAATGCAATTGTAGATGGTATATCTATTATTGATGGTAAAGATAAGAAACGTAGTGCAGATGCAATACCAAGTATTCTTACTGATGCACTTGCAGTTTGTTTTGATAATGCAGTAGGACACGATTACTTTGATGATGCAGAAGAACGATTTGAGTTTTATCATAAAGTAGAAGAACGTATTCCTTTTGATTTAGATTTCTTTAACAAGATTACTAAAGGTGGTCTTCCTACAAAGACTTTGAACATTGCACTTGCTGGAACTGGTGTTGGTAAATCTTTATTCATGTGCCACATGGCTGCATCTTGTCTATCGCAAGGTAAGAACGTATTGTATATTACTTTGGAGATGGCAGAGGAACGTATTGCAGAACGTATAGATGCAAATCTTATGAACATCTCTATGGAAGACTTACATGACCTACCAAAGAAAATGTTTGATGATAAGATTACTAAACTACAAAAGAAAACAAATGGTAAACTAATTGTAAAAGAATATCCAACTGCAACTGCTCACTCTGCACACTTTCGTGGATTGATAAAAGAACTTGCAATCAAAAGAAGTTTCAAACCAGATATGATATTTGTTGACTATCTAAATATTTGTGCATCTTCTAGATTGAAAGGAGCAACTAATGTTAACTCTTACACATATATTAAATCGATTGCAGAAGAACTTAGAGGACTCGCCGTTGAGTGTAATGTTCCAATCATGTCTGCGACACAAACAACGAGAAGTGGATTCACCTCGTCAGACCTCGGCCTTGAGGACACATCTGAATCATTTGGGTTGCCTGCGACAGCAGACTTTATGTTCGCACTTATCTCCAATGAAGAACTTGAGGGACTCAATCAAATCGTTGTTAAACAATTAAAGAACAGATACAATGACCCTACTGTCAACAAAAGATTTGTTTTAGGTATTGACAGAAGTAAAATGAGATTATATGATTGTGAACAGAAAGAACAAAATGATTTAGTTGATAGTGGACAAGAGGAAGTTGTATTTGATAAAACTGATTTTGGTTCAAAGTCTAAAGATACAAACTATGAGGACTTTAAAGTATGAGTCTAGTAAACAAAATAAAAAACAAACCATACAAATCATCTAATGTTCATATGTTTAATATAAAGATTCCTATTGTACAAAAAGTTCTAGACATATACACACCAGAGGAAACCGAAACTCTTGCTAACTATATTGTTGGTTTAGGTGATGTACAGAAAAAGAAAACAAATGTTAAAGCACCAATGTCTGACTGGCATCTAAATGAAGACCATCATCTTGTAGATAGATTGTGTAAGAAAGTTTTAGATATTATCTCATTGACTTCAAATGAGGAAACTAATTTTAATGCACCTAGATTTTATATACGAAGATGTTGGGGTGCATCTTATGGTAAAGGTGATTGGACTAAAGTACACAATCATGGTGCAAGTGCTTTCGGTTGGTGTTACTATGTTCGTATGCCGAAAGGTGCATCTCCAATTTGTTTTCCAGAAGCAGACTTAACTATTCACCCTAAAGAGGGAGAGGTCATTATCTTTCCTGGCATAGTGGAACACTCTGTTCCCCCATCTGATATCGAAGAAAAACGAATCATGATTGCGAGTAACGTAGGTATCAAATAGAAACATTCTCTCCATAGCTCAGTTGGAATAGAGCAACAGTTTTCTAAACTGTGGGTCGCAAGTTCGAGTCTTGCTGGAGAGGCCAATACGCCTCCTTGATGGAAATGGTAGACATAACAGACTTAAAATCTGTGGCTTTATAGCGTACTGGTTCGAGTCCAGTAGGAGGCACCAAATTCTTATTTGTATAAATAAAATTTCCAAACTTATAAAGGAGATAGAAACTGGTCAAATATAGAGTTTGCTCTAAGCAAGTTCTTCATAAAGATTTGAAATTAGTTGATGCCCGAAAAGTAATATCCAAATTAAATAAAGATAATGAAGATGAAGAACTCATATACGAGCTAGAAAAATATAAAGAATATGAACCTAAAAGAAAAAAAAGACAACTTGTTAAGGACAAAGATTTACCAAATCTTACTTACATGAAACTTAAATAATTCCTTATAAATAACACAGTAAGGAGTCTAACTATGTCTGAAAATTATTTTATGGGTCTTGATGGTTTTGTTTGGTTTACTGGTGTTGTTGAGGATAGAAATGACCCAGATGCTTTGGGTCGTGTTCGTGTTCGTTGTCTTGGATTCCATACAGAAGATTTAAATGACATTCCTACAAAGGACTTGCCTTGGGCTACTGTAATGCACCCAGTTACAGACCCATCTATGCAAGGGTTAGGTAACACTCCATCTTTTTTAGTTGAGGGTTCTTGGGTAGTAGGTTTCTTTGCAGATGCAAGAGAAAAACAACAACCTATTATTATTGGAAGTCTGCCAGGCATACCAGAAGATGAACCAAATTTTAAAGAGGGTTTTAATGACCCTCGTAGTCCTTATAGTGAACAACCAGAGTATGCTGGAACTCCATCATATGGGCCTTATCCAGTAGATGGTGAAGAATATGAAATGTCTTCTGGACATGAACTTGGTGAGCCCGACACAAATAGACTCGCACAAGGAGAGTCATCAGAAACACATAATTCTTTAGTTACTAGAAGAACGTCACGACAAACTAATATTCCTATCGCAACTCAACCATATCTTTCTACAGTATCAGATGAAGCAGTTCAAGAAACTCGCAATACGTTTGATGAACCACATCCAAAGAATATTGACTTTGAAACTTTAGAAGATGAAGGTGGTAATTATATATCTGCATTATATCCTTACAACCATGTATTTGAATCTGAAGCTGGTCACATAACTGAAATTGACGATACTCCAAATGCAGAAAGAACTTATCGACAACATAGTTCTGGAACTTATGAAGAAATAGTTGCAAATGGAAGTAAGACTGTTAAAGTAATTGGAGATAACTATGAACTAATTATGGGTGGTTCTAATGTCTATGTAAGTGGTGCAGTTAATCTTACAATAGGTGGAGATGTTCGACATCTTGTAAAAGGTAATTATCATTTAGAAGTAGAGGGAAACTATACACAGAAGATACATAAAAATATGAGAACAAAGATTGGTGCTGGAGAGATAGGTGGAAATCTTGAAGAAGAAATAAAAGGAACACATTCTTTTAATATCAGTCAGGCTGTAAAAGGTCGTATTGGTGAAGATGTCAATGTAACTACAGAGGGCGATGAAACAAGAATCAATAATGGTAAATTTGATTTAGTTGCAAAGAGTGATATCTCTGCAATCACTACTGGTGGTAAAATGTTATTAAATGCAAGTGGTAATGTTTCAATAGATACTGTGTCTGGTATTATGGCACTTAAATCTGGTACAACATTAAATATGAAGTCTGCACAAAAGATGACTATTACTTCAGAGGCAGATATTGATATGGACTCAACAACCGAAACAGATATAACAGCAGGAACATTGATGGACTTAAATGCTGGAAGTGAAATTGATGCAGATGCTCCAACAATTAATTTAAACTAAGATGAACGGAACATTTATTATAAAAGAGGGAAACGAACTTATTACATACACAAAGTATGAAGACATACCAATCGTATTTGACCATGTTATAAAGTTTGATCCAGATTGGCCTGAAGGCCCACATACAGATGAGGAACATGAATACATGGAAACTTTCAATGGTAAGTTGCAAGAGTTAATGAAAAGGGAGAGAACATATGCCAGCAGTAACTAGAATTGGAGATGCAGATGTAGCACATTGTTCTGGTATGACAAGAGCTGCTGGTTCGTCTAATGTTTTTGTAAATGGAATTGGTATTAGTAGACAAGGTGATAATAACACAGGACACTTGTTGCCAGGCGTTCCATGTCCATCTCATTCAGCTCCAATTGCATCTGGTTCTTCTACAGTATTTGTAAATGGTAAAGGTTGTGGTAGAGTAGGTGATGGAATAAGTGGTTGCACATCTGTCGCAGCTGGTTCATCAAATGTTTTTGCTGGAGGGTAAGTATGGCAGATTTTAAAACTCCAAATCTATGTGGTGCAAATGAATCACTTAATACTGCATTATCAAAAATAGATGATATAAAGGCAGAGATAGAATCTAAATTAGATTCTGCTGCATCTGAAGCTGCAGCTGCATTTGAAACTGCACAGGCAGATATTAAAGCAGGACTTGATGAACTTGCAGTTGATTTACCAGAAGCAAAACCTGTTAATCTACAATCAGAAATAACAAGTCTTATTAATGATATTGATAAAACAACAGCAGAGGGTATTGTAGCCTTCAATGCAAAAGTTGCTGAACTAAAAAAGGACTTTGGTGAAGCAATTAGTGATAAGGGTTTAGATTTAGATGAACTGATTGATGAGGGAACTAAAAAGTTAGGTAAAGACATTAGTGCAGCTGCAACTGCTGTAGGAGATGTAGTGACAGATATTACTGGTGCTGTAACTGACACATATAGTTCTGTGACAGATGCAGTAAGTGGTGGTATTTCAAATATATCATCTGGGTTAGGAATATCTGGAGTGCCTGGTAATATTTCAGAAGCACTACCAACAACCACAACTGCAACAGCAACAAATCTATGTGACTTTATTCCTAATTTAGAAATACCAGCAGATGCAGCTGGAACTGGTGTTACAATAAAAGAAATAGAAGATAGAGCAAGCAATTCAGAAACACTCACATTATCAGAAACGCCAAAAGAAATACTAGAAGTACAAGGTAAAAAGACCACTCAATCTTTTTTTACAAATATAAATTACACACAGAATGGTAAGATAATAGTTCCAAAACAAGCTGGTATTTACGATACACTTAAAGCAAAATATACTGTTTCACTTATTACAGAAAAACCTGTTGCTGCAAAACAAGCAGATGTTCCAGCAGAAACAGAAGAAGTTTCTGTTGTAACAAAAAATGTAACTGTAGAAGAAGTAAAAGAAAGTCTTAAAACAAAACAACAAGATATAGAAACTGGGGAAATTTTTTCAAAACCAGATGAAACTGGTTTTGTTAAGAAGGCTGACATAGTTAAAGATGTCGAACCAGTTGTTACTAAATCTGGTGGAACTATATCTGCAACTACTCCAGCTAAAAGTAATGTTGTAACTACTGAAACTATTACAACAACTACTGGTGGTGGTTATACAAAAACATATGCAGCCCAAGTAACAAAAAGAAAGGTACAATCAGATAAAGGATTTACCACTCGTAAGAGAAACAAGTTTGAATACTTTGTTCTAAAGGGTTCTATTAATGAAACATTTTGGAGTGAAGGTGGTAAGAAATTTAAAGGTGATAATAAAAATAAAAAACACAAAATAATAAATGATATTTCAAAAGTTACTTTAAAATATCCATTTGATGATATTAAAAGTATTATTGTTTGGGATGAAAAATTAGCAATTGATCCTAGTGCAACAAAGGTTAAAGATTATTATGGAAGAATAAGCTCAAGTGGATATAAAAAATTAGATTTTTTCGATTCCAGAAAATCTAAATCCTCACAGAAAAAAAATGAATTAAGTTATGAGTTTCCATACACAGAGGATCAAAAACTCGTTGAGATACTAGATGATAAATCAGACCAACCTTTATTGGAGGGAACTAGAGTTAGAGTTAGATATGTATATTTAGAAAAAGTAGACCCCAACTTTAGTGGTTAGTCGTTATAAATAAAAGATAAATTAGGAGTCCATAAATATGGCACAATATGATGCTCAATCAAATAATAAGTCTAATAGAAATGTTAGACAATATACTGATTTAGATTTGTTCTTTGGTAAAAAATCATCTAACTCTGATGTGCAAGATATAACAGATATTAAAGCTGTGAAGCGTTCTATTCGTAATCTTGTGTTACTTAATCATTATGAAAAACCTTTTCACCCAGAGATTGCATCTGGTGTTAGAGATATGTTATTTGAATTAATGACTCCAGTTACAGCACAGATACTTGCAAGAAAGATTGAAGATGTAATTCAAAACTTTGAACCAAGAGCAAGATTGATATCTGTAACGGCTTTACCAAATTTAGATAGGAACGAATACGAGGTAACAATAGAATTTTATGTTGTCAATCAACCAACAGAATTAGTTGACTTGACAGTCATGTTAGAGAGAGTACGATAATGGCAACAAATAATAGAAAACTTAGAGTCACAGAACTTGACTTTGATAATATAAAAAGTAATCTTAAAACTTTTTTGAAAAACCAAACACAGTTTAAAGATTATGATTTTGAGGGTTCTGGTATGAATATTCTTCTTGATACTCTCGCATATAATACACACTATATGGGTTTCAATGCAAACATGGCTGCAAACGAAATGTTTTTAGATAGTGCATCACTTAGGTCTAGTGTTGTATCTCATGCAAAATCGTTAGGATATGAAGTCACATCAGCAAGAGCTCCAATTGCAACATTGAATATTAACCTATCTACTAGTGCAGCATTTAAAACAATGCCTGCTGGTACAGCATTTACTACGAGTGTAGATGGAACTAGTTATCAATTTGTTACAGTATCAGATGTTACTTCTTCTAATGTTGGAAATAATATTGCGTTTGACAGTACTTTAGTTTATGAGGGAACTTATATTACAACAAAATATCTTGTTGATACTTCTGATGTGGATCAAAGATTTATTTTAACAGACCCAACAACTGATACATCAACATTGTCTGTAAAAGTACAAGCATCTGCGACAGATACTACAACTGTTACATACACAAAAGCAACTGATATATCACAACTCAATAATGCAAGTACTGTTTACTATTTACAGGAAATAGAAGCAGGGAAGTTTGAAGTCTACTTTGGAGATGGTGTGATAAGTTCAGGAATCTCTGATGGTAATATCGTAATACTACAATATGTAGTTACAAATAAAACTGATGCGAATGGAGCAAACACTTTTTCTGCTCCAACCTCTATAGATAGTGTTACAGGCATTACTGTCACTACTGTTGCATCTGCAATCGGTGGTGCAGAACCAGAAACTATTAACTCAATAAAATTAAACGCACCCCTTGATTATTCTGCACAAGGTCGTGCAGTTACAACTTCAGACTATGAAGTCTATGTTAAGAAGTTGTTTGCAAATACACAAGCTGTTTCAGTTTGGGGTGGAGAAGATGGTAGTTATGATACAAGCACAGGAGTGAGTTCTAATCCAGAATATGGAAAAGTTTTTATATCTATAAAATCTACTACTGGTCAAAACTTAACTTCAGTACAAAAATCAAACTTAGTATCTGCGCTTACACCATTTAAAGTTGCTTCAGTTACCCCTGTAATTGTAGATACAGAAACTACAAATTTAATTTTAAATACGACTGTGCAATACGACTCATCATCTACATCTAGTTCATCTACAGAAATTGCTTCTTTAGTTACAACCACTATTACAGATTATAATAGTTCAGATTTACAAACTTTTAATTCTCCATTTAGACATTCAAAACTATTAGGTTTAATAGATGCTACAGACACATCAATTTTAAATAGTACTGTAACAGTTACACTAGGAAAACTATTTACTCCTACATTAAATACATCAGCTTCTTATACTCTTAACTTTAGTAATCCACTTTATAATCCACATTCTGGACATAATGCAACTGCTGGTGGTATTATTGCTTCAACTGGATTTTACTTGGGTGGTGTGACATCTACAGAATATTTCTTTGATGATGATGGTACTGGAAATCTTAGAATTTATTATCTTGTGTCTGGTGTAAGAACATATTTTGATTCTGCAGCTGGAACTGTGGACTATACGAATGGTACTGTAAAAATTAATTCTCTTACTATGACAGGTGTTGGAAATGTAGATGATGTTTCATCTACACAAGTTCGTTTGACAGCAATACCAAGTTCATATGATATTGTTCCAGTAAGAAATCAGATACTTGAAATAGATATGTCTAATACGACTGTTACTGCAAGTGTTGATGCTACTGCAACAACTGGTGTGGGTTATATCACAACACAAACTGCTGAAGGCACATCTACAACATCAGTATCAACTGCAACATCTAGTTCAACAAGTTCGGCGTACTAATAAATGACAGACTCAAAGTCAAAATTTACTAAAAAGATTTCTCCTCTTATTGAAGGACAAGTGCCTGATTTTGTTCAGGCAGACCATCCAGTATTTGTAGACTTTGTAAAAGATTATTTTTCATTTCTTGAAGCTGGTCGTTTAACTGTTTCACAAACAATTAATTACATAACACTAGAAACAAATACTTCTGCATATATTATTGATGAAGAAGATGAAGAAAGAATTGTTACAGAAAAGGGTGAGGGAACTCAAAGTAAATTTATCAATGGTGAAACAATTACTGGTGCAACTACTGGAGCGACTGCAACTATACTGGTAGAAGATTCTAGAAATAAATTTATCTATATTACTGGACAACAATTATTTCAAACTGGAGAACTTATTACAGGCTCTACATCTGGTTCTACTGCAACCATAGATGAGTATCGTGGAAATCCTATACAAAACATCCAACAGATGTTAGAGTATGCAAACGTAGATAATACACTCTATGATTTCTTAGACCAAATGCGTGATTCATTTATGGAATCAATACCAGAAAATCTTGCATCTGGGGTTAATAAAAGAAATCTAATTAAAAATATTAAAGACTTGTATTCTGCAAAAGGAACAGCAGAAGGTCATAAACTTTTTATGAGATTACTACTTGGAGAAGAAGGCACAATATTCTATCCAAACATTTACATGATGAAACCATCTGCTGGAGAGTGGGGTCAAAAAACTACAATTAGAGTTACACCTATTAGTAATGTTTCTGGTGAGGAACTTGTTAATCAGATTATAACTGGCAGCACTTCTGGTGCGACAGCGACAGTTATTAGTTCTCTTACGACACAACAATCAAATACATCTGCTACATTTAATGACTCTGTTACTATATTAGAGATACAACCAATACAAGGAACATTTCAAGAGTCAGAAATTATTACTGGTGTTTCTACAACCAGAGATGTAAACATTACTTTTACTGTTCGAGCTTTTGTTACATCAACCACAATTACCAATGATGGTATCTTACATACAGACCAAGAAGTTGTTGCAGTAGAATCTATAGGTAATGAAAATGCAGCTGTGATTGTTGATGGAATATCAAGTGGTTCTGTAAGTGAAGTTATTGTAGATGATGCTGGTACACTATACGAAGAAGGTGATATTGTTACATTTACCTCTAATAGTGAAGACACAGATGTTTCAACTGCAACTGGTTTTGTAAGTATGGTTGGTGGTGGTATCCAGTTAGAAGATAGTTCTACTGGTAGAGTAAATTTAGAAGATGGAACAAAAACAAGATTTGAACCTTTTGGTATTTTACTAGAGGATATTCAATCAGACAAATTTGTTGGAGATGGAGAAACACTTGAGTTCACTCTTGTAAATACGTCTGCGACTACTGATGACTTAACAGTTACAATAGATAATGTGATAATAAATGCAACTGCAAATGATGGAACAACTGTATTCACATTGTCTGGTTCTACCCTCACCTTTACTCTTTTAAATGCTCCTGCTATTGGAGCTCAGATATTTGTATATTCTAATAACGATAAACTTATATTAAATGCTACTGATGCAAATAATACAAATGCAAATCACGAAATACTTACTGAAGTAGAAGAAGAAGTTGCAGATAGTTATCAAACATCTACAGATAGTTTTGTTTTAGAAAACGCATCATTTACGACTGAAGCAGAAGCAGGTCAGATTATAAAAGTATTTACTACTGGTGGTAATGGTTATACAAAACTTCCTACAGTTGCTGTTACAGAAACAACATCTGGAACTGGTGCAAAACTTATTGCAACCACAACTGATATTGGTGCAGCAGAAGCTTTTACAATAACAGATGGTGGTTTACGATATAGTTCTACAAATCCACCAGACATAGAACCTACTGCTCACTTTGTATTGAAAGATGTAAGTGGAACATTTGCAGCTGATGCTACATTAACAACTCATACTGGAACTGTTAAAAGTTACGATAGTTCTACACAAGTTTTAAGCACAAGTTTTGCAAACGTAGTAAGAGTAAATCAAGAAAGTGATGGTTCAACTAATAATCAAGGTATCGAATTAGAGCAAGGAACTGAATTAGAAATACCAGATGGTGTTCTTTTAGAAACTGAACAAGACTTTGATGATGGAGAGGGTATCATATTTGATGGTACTGGAACATTTACTCCTACACCACAAACATTTACATTTAAAGTTCAAGTAGAATATGATGCAGACTTAGAACAGAACGTATTTGTAATTAATAATGAAAAACAACCATCACTAGTTTTATATGAGGGTAGTACTTATTATTTTGACTTATCAGATTCTAGTTTATATGGTACAACTGATTTATTAAATCATCAACTTAAATTTTCTGAAACATCTGATGGTACACATAATAGTGGTACTGAATATACTACTGGAGTTACTACCTCAAGTGCAACAATTAAAATAGGAACTACTGGTGCATACATTCAAATCATACCAGCATCTACTGCTGGTAGACTTTACTATTACTGTAAAAATCATTCTGGCATGGGTGGTATTATTGATACTCCAGCACATATTCCTATAGTTCTTGATGAGGGTTCTAATTTAATACTTGATGGTACTGATAGGTTTGACCATTTCTTTTTACAAGAGAGTGGTACAGTAGGAAATGCAACTGATAGAATACAACTAGAGAATAATAGTTTTCTTATTGACGAAGATTTTGATTCAGAACAAAGTAAAGGTGTTCAGGCTCTTACAGCAGGTGGTAGATTATTAATTGATAGGTATCGTGAGATACATGATGGTAATAATCAGTTTCTACTTTTAGATGGAACAGATAGTTCTGGTTCTGATGCTGGGTCTAGAGTTTCAAATGAAACCTTTGGTAATAATCTTATCACAGAAGAAGATGCACAAGATGGATTACTACTGGAAGACGAAACTATTACTGGACAGATTACTTTAGATGGAACTGACATCAGTTCTGTAGATGCAGATGACCACATAGTAAATGAAGATGAAATTGATTTTTCAAATCGTGATGTTGTTATCACGGATTCTAGTGGTGCGACTGCAACAATCGTTACTGCTGATATTGCAACTGGTACAACAAGTGTTGCAACTACTGGAACAGAGGCTGGGGCATATTCAAACGTCTTTCATAGATTAGGTGAGTCTTTAGTTCGTGTTCAAGACTCTTATTATTACCAAGATTATTCATACGAAGTTCAGATTGGACAATCGTTTGCAAGTTACATAAATGAAATGAAGAAAGCAGTTCACCCAGCTGGTTTCCAACCATTCGGTAAGGTTACACTTGCAACTCTTGTATCTGCACAGATACAAACTGCAGCTGCTGGTGTTGCTGATTACACAGGTGACACAGATACATTCTCACCAATACTTGCAACTACATTACAGACTATCTTTAAACAGATTATTCAAAGTAGATTAGAAGTTCCATCAACAGATTCCCATGATGGTTTAGTTAGAGCTGGAGATAGAGAAAATAAGATTACTCTAGAAGATGGTGAATTTATTTTATATGAAGATAAAACTGTAACTCACACTTCAGATGAAACATACGGAACTGGTGATGGTGGTGGTCGTATGATGAACGAGAACTCGTTTGCACCATCTGGTACTGGAGATAGAGTTGTAGTAAAAGAAATTTTCTCTAGGGTTGTTGCAAGACCAACTGCAAGACGAAATAGAAACTTATTAATATATTTAGCAGACACACCATTTGGTAATCCACCAGACTTGATAGATGAATTAGTTCTTGATGGTACATTACCATTAGACCAAGCAGATACTTTCTTTCAACTGGAAAGAGATACACAGAAAGATAATCTTTTGTTAGATGGTACAAGTTCAACTGCGGCTGACTCTGGAGATGATTTACTTTTAGAAGATGGTTTCTTATTAAAACTAGAAGATGTATTCTTAGGAGTTGATGGAGAAACATTTAATATATTAGCAGAAGATATTGATGGAACAGATGACGATAGAATATTACAAGAGGGTGGAGAGTGGAACTTCCCAATAGGATATGTTGCAAATGAAAATGGTGGGTTGTTGTTAGAGAGTACTACTAATGAAGAAACTATACCACTATCTGATATTGGACATTTTCAGTTTAAAGACATTTTAAGAAAAGATAAACTCCTTATACAAGATGGTAGGTCTGGCCCATTTGATATAGAACCAAATGAAGAAGTTGGTATTCTTATGGAGAATGCTGGTAAGATATTATTAGATGGTACGTCTATAGCTGATGGTGTTACAATTGATGATGGTGACCATGTTCTTCAAGAAACAGAATATAGAAATTGGTTTGACTTAGAAGAAAGTGGAGCTCTTATTGTTGAAGATTTCCAGACAAACTCTGTGGTAGAAGTATTATTAGATGAAACTAATAGTGATATTATAATATATGAAGATGCAACAGCAGAAGCATTTTGGGATGGTAGTATAAGAGAAGATAATACTGTGGGTGTTAGAAACTTTTCTATTAAACTTGAATACGGAGAGGGTAATATAATTCTTGACAGTCATGGTGGTGATACAAGTATTGACTTAGGTGAGGGAGATGATTTATTACTTGAGGAAGATTTTGTTATAAACATTGGTATAGAGTTAGAAACAACAAATAAAATATTAAGTGAGGGTCAAATACCTTTTAATAATTTAACCCTAAATAGTAATGAAATAAACTTTGGTTTAAGAAATATAGTAAAATCAGCAGATATTAAAACAAGGGATACTGGTGATTTAGCGTTAGAAGATGCAACAGATACCACACATGGTTATCTGGTGTTAAATAGTACAAGTGGTTCAAGCACTAATGCTGGAGAAAACATTAGATTTGAAGGTGGAACTGCAAGAGTAATCTGACAACTTGTATAAATAAGATAAAGGTGTAAAAAATGTCGGCAATAATTACAGAAAAATTTAGACAACATAATGCGAATCAGTTCCATGAGTCTTTCACAGAAACCTCTGGGAACACATATTATTTATTTTTAGGAAAGGCAACTCCTTTCACTTCTGGTACAACTACTGGTTCAGATAGTTCTCCACCAACTCCACAAGACGGAGAACAAGATGAAACTCGTGCATGGGATTCTATGTTGGCTGCAAAGAAGATTGCTTCAACTGATATTACTTTTGCAATCCCTCGTAGAAATTGGGTAAACGGAACTACATATGATATGTATGAACATAATATTAGTTCTGGAAATACTACAACTTCTAGTGCATCAAATCTTTACGATTCAACTTTCTATTTTGTAACATCTGATTATAGAGTTTATAAAGTGCTTGACAATAATGGTGGAACTGCATATGATGGTGCAGAACCAACTTCAACAAGTACATCACCTTTCGCACTTGGTGGTTATATTTTAAAGTATATGTATGACATTTCCACAACCGACATTGGAAAATATGTAACTACAGACTTTATTCCTGTTGCGACTGACAGTACTGTATCTGCAGCTGCAACAGATGGTGCAATTGAATCACTTACAATTACTGCTGGTTCTGGTTACACAGATGGAACTTATTATGCCGCTGTTTATGGAGATGGTACAAGTCAAGGAACTAGTTCTGGTGCAATTGTAAGAATTACTGTATCTGGAGGTGCAATCGCATCTTTTGGTTTGACTGCTGGTACTGATACAACTATTCATGCAGCTGGTGCTGCTTATACTTTTGGTTATGTCAATCTTGGTGCTGGTTATACATTCTCTGACTCATCATTATCCTCTGCATCTAACATGGGTGGTTCTGGAGGAGCAATCAATGTAGTTATTAGTCCAGAGGGTGGACATGGTTCAAACGCAGTAACAGAATTAGGTGGACATTATATTATGAGTGCATCTACAATTACACAAGCAGAAAATGATGACTTCTCAACTGCAAATGATTTTAGAACAGTAGGTATTGTTGTTGACCCAACTGATTATGGAACATCAACAGTTGCAACTGCCACAACTGCAAGACAAACTTTTGTTGTAAAGTTTTCATCTTCAAGTGGTACTTTTGAAGCAGACGAAGTAATTACACAGGCAACGACTGGTGCTGTTGGTAAAGTAGTTGAATGGGATTCAGTATTAAGTTTACTTTATTACCAACAAGAAAGTTTCAAAGGATTTGGAACTAATTCTACAACTGGTGGGTTAGTTGCATTTAGTGGAACAAACCAGATAACTGGTGGAACATCTGCTGCAACTGGAACACCATCAAGTACAAGTAGTGAAACAGTAACACTTGCAAACAGTAATACACTTACACTTACATCTGGATATGCAAATCCAGAATTACAACCAGATAGTGGAGATATAATTTATCTCGAAAACAGAAAACCAATCCAACGTGCTTCTGACCAAACAGAAGACATTAAAATTATAATTGAGTTCTAAATATGGCACAACTTACAGACCTAAACGTATCACCATACTATGATGATTTTGACGAGAATGATAATTTCCATAGAGTCTTATTCAGACCTGGCTATTCAATACAGGCAAGAGAACTAACAACTCTCCAGTCTATTCTTCAAGGACAGATTGAACAGCATGGAAAACATATGTTCAAAGAGGGAACTGTAGTAATTCCTGGGCAACTTTCTTACTCAAAAGATTTTACAACATTACAACTTGCAACTACTTTTGCAAGTGAAGACATTGTTGCTGCCTCTTTTTATAATGCAACTGACCCAGTTATTATAACAGGTGTTACCTCTGGTGTCAAGGCAAAAGTTATTGGATTTTCAGAAGCAACCACTACTGCACAACCTATTTTACATTTACAATATATTTCTGCTGGTACTGATAATGCAACACTAGCATTTTCTAATTCAGAAAACATTACTGCAAATACTACAATTACACACACAACATCATATGCTGCAAATGTTGCTTCTGCAACTACTCACTCTACTTCTGCTGCACAGACTGGTTCAGCTGTTACAATCGAAGAAGGTGTATATTTTATTCGTGGACATTTTGTAAAGTGTTTAAAAGAAACTTTGGTTTTAAGTCCCAGTTCTGTTGTGGAGTCTGGTCGTATTGGTTTCAATATCACAGAAACTTTGGTTACTCCAGAGGTTGATGCAACATTAACTGACAACGCAACTGGTTCAAATAACTATGCAGCCAAAGGTGCTCATAGATTGAAGATTGCACTTAATCTTGTTAAACTAGATACTGACTCAACTGCTGATACTTCTTTCGTAGAACTTATGAGATTAGATACTGGTAAGATGGAATCAGAAGCAAGAAACACAGACTACTCTGTTCTTGGAGAAACTCTTGCACGAAGAACATTTGATGAATCTGGTGATTATACTGTAAGAAATTTTCTATACGAACCAAAAGAATCAATAACTAATATTTATCAAGGAACTACAAATACTGGTTCATATAATATTGGTGATACTACTGATGATGGTAATACTGCATCTGAGTCTTTACTTTCACTTTCTATCAAACCCGGCAAGGCATATGTTCAAGGTTTTGAAATCGAGAAGATTGGTACTACACTTAAAGACATAAACAAGGCAAGAGATTTTGCTACTGTTAATGCTGGCGTAACTACATTTAATGTTGGTAACTTCCTTAACGTAACCAACGTCTATGGAACTCCAGACATTTCTCAAATATCTGGTGAGTCAACCCCATATAAAGAAATCAGATTATTTACAGATTTTACTGCAACAAGAGGAACTCCATCTGGGTATCAAATTGGTGTCGCAAGAGCTCGTACAATGGAATTTAGTTCTGGTACTCAAGGTAATACTGATGCAATCTATAAGTTATTTCTATTTGATGTAAGAATGTTTACATACTTATCTTTAAGTATACCAACAATTAATGGAGTTCTTTCAGTACATACTGGTGGTGGTGTCCAAGTAAAAGGTGTAGACTCTGGTGCGACTGGATTAGTTTATTCTGTTGTAACTGATGGTGATGGTGATGGTAAAAGAATAGCATTAACAAATGTAATTGGAACATTCCAAAAAGGAGAGAAACTTCTTTCATCTGATGGTGCTGGAGAAAGTGATTTTATATTAGAAGGTGCTGGTAGTGAAGATGTTACAATTGCTGATATTGCTGGTGGAGCAAATGCAATCGTAAAACATGATATCAGAGAAGCTCGTTCACTCTTTATGGATGATGCAGATGCTGGTCAAGACTTTACAGCAGACATTGTTCTTTCTATTGTTGATGAAGATGGTAATATGCTCCTTGATGGAACAGATGCAAACTTAACTGATGCATTATCAAGACTTGTTGAAGATGATGGTTCTACAAGAGTTACACTTGAAACTCAAAGAGTTGCAGTTCTACAAGAACCAGAAAAAAATGTTTCGTTGTTTAAATTACCTAAAGGTGTAATCAAAACATTATTAACTGAAACAAATGATGGTGTAACTGATACACAGTTTACAGTTCGTAGACAGTTCGTAGGAACAACAAGTTCTTCTGGTGCAGTAACATTTACTGCTGGAAGTAATGAAACCTTTGCTGCGTTTGCAACTAAAGATTATACATTATCAGTTCTTACTGCTGGGGGTGGTAGTGCAGCTCAAGGTGATGTTATTCTACTAACAGATTCAAAAATAACTGGAGAGGGTTCTTCAAGTATAACTATTACAGATAACACACTTCTTGGTAGTAGTGCAAAAGTAAAACTTATTGCAACTATACTAAAAACTTCTGTTACTGCAAAAACAAAAAGTACAAAACTTTCCAAACAACTTAAAGTTCTTGCGACTGATGATGATGGTGCATACGGAACAAGAGCAACAGATGCAGATATTTCATTTGGTCGTGCAGATGTTTATAGACTTCAAGCAGTATTCGATTCAGAAGATACGAGTACAGACGCTGCAGCCCCAACTATTACATTGACTTCTCCTACTGGAACTTTTGTAAGAGGAGAAAGATTTACTGGTGGAACATCTGGTGCAGTAGGAAGAATTATTTCTGCAACTTCTCCTATATCTTATACTCTTGTAAATGGTGTAGGTGCAACTGATTTTACTACTGGTGAAACAATTACTGGTACATTCTCTGGTGCTACTGCAACAGCTTCAGTTGTAACTGCTGGTAGTAAAAACATTACAAATTTATTTGTTTTAGATACTGGACAACGAGATAACTTTTATGATATTGCAAGACTTGTAAGAAAACCTGGCGCTTCTGTTCCTTTGGGTAGACTGTTAGTAGTCTATGATTATCTAGAACATGGTGCTGGAGATGTATTTACAGTAGACTCTTATACTTCACTTAATGGTCAAATGGGTTATGATGACATTCCTTATTACTCGTCAACTAGAGTTGACCCAGATGCTCCAGAACCTACAGGACAATTTGAATTAAGAGATACTTATGATTTTAGACCTACAGTAGAAGATATTACTGGCGCTTCTGCAACCATAACAGATGTAGACCAAATTACTGGAAACTCATTTAACTTTGAAAATAGACAATTTGATGGAACTGGTGCTTCAACTGTGGATACACCAAAACCCAATAGTAGTATACAATCAGACTTTGAATATTACTTACCAAAGTTTGCAACACTCTTTTTAACGAAAGATGGTGAGTTTAAAATTATTGAAGGTGTTTCAGCTGAAGAGCCTGTATCACCGAAAGACATAGATAGTGCATTAAAACTTGCATCTATATTCTTACCAGCATATACCTTTGAACCTAAAGAATTAATCATTGATAGATTTAAAACGCAAAGATTTACAATGCGTGACATTGGTAGATTACAAGACAGACTTGATAATGTAGAATACTATACTGCATTGAGTTTGTTAGAAAAAGATGCAGCTTCTTTTGAAGTTGTCAACTCACAGACTCTAAACAATCGTTTCAAGTCTGGTTTCGTTGTAGATAACTTTACTGGCCATAGAGTTGGTGATGCACTTAATAAAGATTATAGAATTTCAATAGACCAAGACAAACAAGAAATGCGACCTAAATGTGTTCTAAAGAATGTTGGATTAGAAATTGCAACAAACTTTAACGCAACATCAGTTGCTGGAAAGACTGCAAATACTGGAACTGGAAATAATCTTGCAAAAACTGGTGATCTAATTACATTGAATTATACAGATGAAACTATTTCAAGACAACCATATGCAACAAGAGTTGAAAACATTCAACCATACTTAATGTCTGGATTTGTTGGAAAGATTGTCCTCACTCCTAGTGGAGATG